AACTATGTCGTTGAAGAATGGGTCAAGGAAAATGAACTAGCAATTGAGTCTGGTCTTCGTTCTGAATTGACAGAAGACTTTATTGCTGGTCTACGCAATCTGTTCACAGAGCATTATATTGATATTCCAGAAGACAAAGTCAATGTTGTCGAAGAGATGACAGCACAAGTTGTTGAATTGGAAAATAAGCTTAACGAACAGATCTCTTCTGCAGTTGAAATGAAGAAGCAATTGAATGAGTACGCAAAGAGAGAAGCGTTCTACGAAATTTGCGAAGGACTAACATCTACTCAAGTAGAAAAGATGAAGTCTCTGTCTGAAGGTGTTGAATTTACATCACTTGAAGACTATGCAGAAAGTCTCAAAACTCTCCGCGAAAACTATTTCTCAACAAAAACATCATCAAAGTCAAATAACGAAAAACTTGATGAAGAAACAGATGTTGTGGAACAAGCCCAGAGTCTTGCAGAACAAAAACAAAAAGAAAACAAGACAGGTGCAGATCCAATCATGGACGCATATGTCAAGTCAATTAGTCGCACAGTTCTAAAATAATAGTCAATAAAGGAGTTTACTAAAAATGCAACTTACTGAACAACTAGTCAACAAGTGGGGTCCTGTTCTGGATCATCCAGAACTTCCAAAGATCGCGGATCCTTACAAGAGAGCTGTTACAGCTATGGTTCTTGAAAACCAGCAGATTGCTTCTTCTCAGCAAGCAGCATTCATGGGTGGTGATCGTTCGTTCCTATCTGAATCAGCTCCAACAAACGCAACTGGCGCTTCAATCAGCAACTACGATCCGATCTTGATCTCGCTGGTTCGTCGTGCCCTTCCAAACTTGATCGCATACGACATCTGCGGCGTTCAGCCAATGACAGGTCCAACAGGCTTGATCTTCGCAATGCGTTCAAAGTATGACTCACAGACTGGAACAGAAGCTCTCTTCAACGAAGCTAACACAAAGTTCTCAGCTGCAAACAAGCTTGGTGCAAACGGTGCATCACAGAATCATCAGACTTCTACACCAGGAATTGAAGACTATACTCTTTCCAACACTGGTAACGGTATGACAACAGCTCAGGGTGAAGCTCTTGGTGACTCTGGTACAAACCTATTTGCTGAAATGGCATTCTCAATCGAAAAAGTTACAGTAACTGCTCGCGAGCGTGCATTGAAGGCAGAATACACTCTAGAACTTGCTCAGGACTTGAAGGCAATTCATGGTCTTGATGCAGAAACTGAGTTGGCAAACATTCTGTCAACCGAAATTCTTGCAGAAATCAACCGTGAAGTAATTCGTACAGTGTATTCTACAGCTGTGCTTGGTTGCTCAGCTGGTACAACAACAGCAGGAACATTCGACCTAGACACCGACTCAAATGGTCGTTGGTCAGTTGAAAAGTTCAAGGGTCTGATCTTCCAGATCGAACGCGAAGCAAACGTAATCGCTCGTGCAACCCGTCGTGGTAAGGGTAACCTAGTAATCTGCTCATCTGACGTTGCTTCTGCAATGGCAATGGCAGGCGTACTACAGTATACCCCAGCACTTCAGGCTGATCTACAGGTAGACGACACAGGTAACACATTTGCTGGTCTTCTACACAACCGTATCAAGGTCTACATCGATCCTTACTACGGTTCAACAACAGCAGGAACAAACACATCTGAACTAGTAACAGTTGGCTATAAGGGTACATCACCTTATGACGCTGGTCTGTTCTACTGTCCATATGTTCCTCTACAGATGGTTCGTGCAATCGGACAAGACACATTCCAGCCACGTATCGGATTCAAGACACGTTACGGAATGGTCGCAAATCCATTTGCTGAAGGTACAACAGCAGGTCTTGGACGCCTATCAAATCGTTCAAACGTCTACTATCGTATCTTCAAGGTTTCAAACCTTCTGTGATCTGAAGAACAATAAGAAAGCGTTACTACAACTTGAGGGGGAACTTCGGTTCCCCCTCTTTTTGTTCATAAATACTACAGAGGTAAGTTATGGCAAAATTAAATCAACAACCAACAAATACAAGTTTTCTTCAACCAACAAAGTTTCAATTGACATTTACAAGAATGCCAAATTTAACTTATTTTTGTCAAACTTTTAATTTACCTGGACTATCGATGTCTGAAATAATTAGAAATACCCCGTTTGTTGATTTATATGTTCATGGTGATAAGGCTCAATATGAGCCTTTAGATATAACGTTTATGGTAGATGAAGATCTTAGGGCTTGGTTAGAAATGCATAATTGGATAACGGGGTTGACATTTCCAAAAGAATTTGATCAATATCGTCGTCTTTTAAAAGACAATACAGATTACGGCGGAACAGTATCCGATGCGGTCATGACAGTAATGTCAAATAAAAATACTCCAAATATTCGTATCACTTTTAAAGATTGTTTTCCTATTACAGTGTCTTCAATTGCTTTTGACTATACTATGGATGCAAATATGACTCTAACAGCTTCTGCTACATTTAGATATAATTATTTTGATGTTGACATTCTTTGAGTTTTAGTGTATATTGCACTAATATTCCAAGGAATTTATATCATGATCAAGAACATAGATGACCTAATGGAGTCGTGGAAAAAAGACTCACAGATCGATAGTACGGAACTTGGTACAGAATCCATTCGCCTATCGTCCCTGCATTCAAAGTACATAGAAGTGTACAAGACGCAAAAGATGCGTTGTCAAAAGCTTCAATTTGATCTCAATAAACTGACCAAATTGAAGTGGAGATATTACGACGGTAAGCTAAACGGAACAGATGAACTGACTGAACTTGGTTGGGAGCCAATGCGTGAAAAGTATCTTCGCGCAGACATAAGCACAATGATATCTGGCGATGATGATGTGCTAGAAATCCAGACTAAATTAAACTATACGGAACTTTTCGTAGATTGTTGCGAAAAGATCATCAAGGAAATCCATCAGCGAAGCTTCAACTTGAAGAACGCTATAGAATGGCAGAAGTTTACACAAGGTGTCTGAAAAAATAATCGTAGCAAAAAAAGATGAAGCATACATAATGATCTCTTGCGAGCGCGGCGTCGCTCGCGAAATATCAGAATATTTTACATTCTATGTTCCAGGATATCAATTTACTCCAGCATTCAAAAGTAGAGTGTGGGATGGCAAGATACGTTTGTATGATACTAGAACATCCACACTGTACTACGGACTCATAACACATCTTGAGTCATTCGCTAAGGAAAGAAAATACACCCTTGTCTATGATGATAAGGTTCTTCAAACGACATCCTTCTCCCTTCACGAAGCAAAAGAATATGCCGACTCCCTGCATATACAAAGTCGTAACAAAGATATTGACGCTCGCGACTATCAGATTGAAGCGTTCGCGTATTCCATACGTAATCGTAGACAAATGCTTATATCTCCAACAGCATCAGGTAAATCATTAATAGCATATCTTATCACAAGATACATGACCGATCAAGACAAAAAAGGTCTAATTATCGTACCAACGACATCTCTTGTCGAGCAGCTATATTCAGATTTCCAAGATTACTCTACAAAGAATGGCTGGAGTGTAGAAGAAAATATCCACAGAATTTATTCTGGTCGTGAAAAGTTTTCCGACAAACTTGTCACAATCTCAACATGGCAATCTTTGTATACACTACCCAAGCACTACTTCAACTACGAGTGGGTGATTGGAGACGAAGCACACAATTTCAAAGCCAAGTCATTGACAACGATCATGACAAACTTGGACAAAGCTTCTCTACGAATTGGCATGACAGGTACGCTCGACGGAACAAAGACGCACAAGCTTGTTCTTGAAGGTCTTTTTGGACCAGTAAGAAAGACCGTGACCACAAAAGAACTAATCGACAAGAAACAACTTTCGGACTTTGAGATCAAGTGTCTTGTGCTAAAATATCCAGAAGAGATTTGTCGTCTTCTAAAAGATGCCAAATATATCGATGAGATGAAGTATCTTGTTACCAGCGATGCACGAAACAAGTTTATTCGTAATCTGGTTCTCTCGCTAGAGGGAAACACGTTGATTCTTTTCCAATATGTCGATAATCATGGAAAAGGATTGCACAAGTTGATTGAAGAAAAAGCTGATGGAAGAAAAGTCTTTTTCGTTCATGGTGGAACGGAAACTGAGACCAGAGAAGATATTCGTGCGATTGTCGATGCACACAAGATAATAGATGAAATAACTTTTGAGTTTGACGAAATAAAAATTACATGCAAACATGATGAATTAGTTCCTTTATCTAATGGAAATGTAAAAAAATCTCAATTTATTACTGAAAATGATGATATTGATGCCAGTTGGATACTAAATAAAAAAAATAATCAACTGGAGTAAATATATGAAATATTATACAATATACAAAATAACAAATAAAATTAACGGTAAATTTTATATTGGAAAACATATTACTGAAAATTTATTTGATGATTACATGGGTTCCGGAAAACTCATAAAGAAAGCGATTCAAAAATATGGCATTCATAATTTTCAAAAAGATATTTTGAAAATATATGATAATGAACACGATATGAATATTGCAGAAACTTTATTGATTGATTTGAAAGATAATCTTTCATACAATTTACAACCGGGTGGAATAGGGGGTTGGAAATATGTAAATGAAAACAATTTATCCAACAATGAAGACTCTAAAAAGAAAAAATCGGATACAATGAAAAATTTTTGGACAGATGAAAAAAGAAAAGAACAGTCTATAAAAATGAAAAAATATTTTGATGAGAATGGTGTAGAAAAATATAGCGAATCTTTGAAGAATAGATATACTGATCCAGTATATAAAGAAAATTTTACTAAAAAAATGAATATTGTCAATAAAGATGAAAACAAAAGAAAGAAAGCAGGTCAAAAAATCAAAGATAAATGGCAAAATGATGAAGAGTTTCAAAATAAAATGAAAAAAAGAAAACCTAGAAGCTCAAATGGAAATGCTATGAAAAATAAGTGGGCAGATCCAGTTTGGAGAAATAAGATGATAGAATCCAGAAAAAAAAGGATAAAAAATGAAACCTACTAAAATAACTAAAGGGGGCGTAGGATGTATTATTGTTGCATCTTACGGCACCTTTTAGTACAGGTATCAACGTTCGCAATCTACACAATATCATATTTGCCTCTCCATCAAAGAGTCGAATTCGAAATCTGCAATCGATTGGTAGAGGTCTTCGACTAGGAGACAACAAGAAAAAAGCTATGCTTTTTGATATTGCGGATGATCTAAGATATAAGAAACACGAGAATTTTACATTGAAACATTTTGCTGAGAGAGTAAAAGTTTATAGTGAAGAACGTTTTGAGTTCAAACTATATAATATAGAAATCAAGGTATAAAAATGGAAATACTCTACATAAAGTTAAAGAATGGAACTGACATCATCTCCAATACTTCCATTGAAGGTAATGATGTCACTCTAGAGAATCCAATGGCAATTAGACAGTATGCAGATCCTACCGGACGTATTCTATTGTCGTTTCAGGAGTGGGTACCATCAGACTTTGTCGAGACTAGTTCCTTTGTCATTAGCAAGGAAGAGACTATCGTGATTTCAAGTACATCTCTTCGCACTAAGGAATTCTATAAAGAGTGTCTTCAAAAGAATGAAGCGAGTGATATGGATTCAGATCACGATGATGAGGAAGACGAAGAAGCATCAGATGCATATTCAAGTCTCATCAAGCTACTAAACAATCAAAAGAGATTATTGCATTGAGCTGAACACTAGAAGTGTATCGCTTTGTCAAGTGAAAGTCAAGGAAAATCGTCATGAAAAAAACCCCATCTAATCATTATGTCAATAACGAAGAATTCCTATCCGTCCTCATCAAATATCAAAAGGCGGTTAGGAAAGCAAAACGAAACAAGGAAGAGAAGCCTCCCATACCAAACTACATAGGGGAATGCTTCATGAAGATTGCCGAACATCTATCATATAGACCAAACTTTGCAAACTACTCATACCGAGACGAAATGATTGCCGATGCAATCGAGAATTGTCTCATGTATTTCGAGAATTTTGATCCAAAGAAATCGAAGAATCCGTTTGCATATTTCACTCAAATAGTGTATTATGCTTTCATTCGTAGAATCTCTAAAGAAAAGAAACAACAATACGTCAAATACAAGTCTCTGGAGAATTCAAGAATATTTGATGACATTACTGGTGAAGATCTTGAACTTTTGGGTACAGAGATTAAATCTAGCGTTGTCAAAGGTCAGGAAATATACGACAACATGGCCGAGTTCATTGAAAATTTTGAACAGAGTCGAAAGGTAAAGAAAGAAAAGTCTACCAAAAAAACAGGAATAGAAAAGTTTTACGAAGGAGATACAAATGGCTGAACAAGAGCCTCTACCAAGTCAGATTGAATACTTGATGAAAAACATGTTGGATCAATCGCAAGATGTTTGGAAAAGAAACAACTTTCGTCAGCGTCTTGCTCGCATTCGTGATTTGATGAATGACAAGATTGCAAAATATGATTCGGAATATGCCAAAGCCAATCGCAATGTAACTCCTTTCAAGAGAGCGTCCAAGTGAAGATTGCTCTCATTAACGATACTCATGCTGGCGCAAGAAATGATTCTCTTGCGTTTGATGATTATTTTTTTCGTTTTTGGGACAATGTCTTTTTTCCATATCTCAAGGAAAACAACATAGACACAGTCATTCATCTTGGCGATATCGTTGATCGTCGCAAGTTCATCAACTATGTCATCCTCAATCGTTGGAGAAACAAGTTCTTTGGTCGTCTAAAGGAGATGAATGTAAAGCTGCATGTATTGGTAGGAAACCATGATGTTCCATATAAGAATACAAACGATATCAATGCGATTGAAGAACTTTTTGAGCAGAGTGATACCATCCAAGTTTATAAGGAACCTTGCGACATTGCTATTGATAATTTTGACATTTGCCTGTTACCTTGGATTAACGTCGAAAATCAGCAAAGAACTCTCGACCACATCAAGGCAAGCAGAGCACAGGTAGCATTTGGTCATCTTGAGATAGCTGGATTTGAAATGGATCGCGGTAATGTTTGTCGCGATGGAATGAATCGTTCGGTATTTGACAAGTTTGAAATGGTTCTTTCTGGCCATTTTCACCACAAGTCTACAGATGGTCATATTGTTTATCTAGGCAATCAATATCAAATGACATGGGCAGACTATGATGATAAGCGTGGATTCCACGTGTTTGATACAGATACAAGGGAACTGGCATTCGTTGAAAATCCATATCAAATGTTCTTCAAGATTACATATGATGACAAGAACGATTTGGACTTCGATAAGTTGAAAAAGCTTGATTTCAGCGAGTACACAGGAACATATGTGAAGATTTTGGTTTTGCACAAGACCAATCCATTCTTGTTTGAGCGATTCATGCAAAAGTTGATCGATGCTGCTCCTTTAGACATAAGCATCGTGGAAGACTTTTCCGATTTGACAAATAAGGACGATAGTGATATCATAGATGAAGGTGAAGATACCATGACCATACTTGATAAGTATGTCGATGGTCTTCAAATGGATTCTGCCGATAAGCTTAAATCGATTCTCAGAGAACTTTATCTGGAAGCAATAAATTTGGAAAAAGTATGATACTCTTTGAAAAAGTTCGTTGGAGAAACTTTCTTTCTACAGGAAATGACTTCACGGAGATTACACTAAACAAATCTCCTACAACCCTAATCGTAGGAAACAACGGAAGCGGAAAGTCAACACTCTTGGATGCGTTGACTTTCGCTCTATTTGGTAAACCATTTCGCGGTATCAATAAGCCAGGACTATTGAATAGCGTCAATGAAAAAGACTGCGTTGTCGAGATAGAGTTCATCATAGGTAAGAAATCCTACAAGATCCTTCGCGGAATCAAGCCGGGCAAGTTTGAAATCTATTGTGACAATGAACTAGTCAATCAAGATGCGTCTTCGCGAGATTATCAAGAGTATCTTGAAAAGTTCATTCTCAAGATGAACTACAAGTCGTTTACCCAGATCGTAGTTCTTGGTTCATCTACCTTTGTTCCGTTCATGCAGTTGTCTGCTGCGGATCGTCGTGCAATCATAGAAGATCTTTTGGATATACAAATCTTTTCGTCCATGAATGTTGTATTGAAGCAAAAGCTTCAAGCAATCAAGGATGAGATGAGTGACGTTTCTCATCGTCGGGAAGTTGTAAAGGTCAAGATCGAATCAACGAAAAAGTTGATCAACGAGATTACCAATACAAAAACTCTTCATATTGAAAAGACACAAAGAGACATTGCAAACAGCAAATCTCAAATAGTTACTTTGGAAAAAGAAAAGGCGTCTCTTGATCAAGAGATCGTTAAGCTTCAATCTGAAGTCGTTGGTGAGAAGAAGCTGGTTGGCAAGTCCAACAAGCTAAACAGTCTCATCGTCAAGATACAAGACAATGCCGAGAAGGCACAGAGCGAAATTAATTTCTATGAAACCAATGATGATTGCCCGACATGTCGTCAATCAATTAGCGAAGATTTCAAGAAAACCCAGATTCAGACATTTCAAGACAAGATTATAGAATACGGCAATGGTCTTAAGGAAATAGATAATGAATTGGAGAAGATCAATACGCAAATTGCTCAGATCCAAAAGACGTTGAAAAAGATAAAAGACAAGACATTCAAGTCTCAGGAAAAAAATGCAACTATTACTGCAGTCAATGGTTATATCCAGAAGCTACAAAAAGAAATTGATACCATTGAGCAGAACAAGACAATAGACACAACGCATACTGATGATCTAAAAGCACTTGAAAAGCAACTGAATGATCTTGTTGAAGACGAGAAGAGATTGGTCAATGATAAGCATCATCATGAACAAGTTTCTATTCTACTGAAAGATACTGGTATCAAAACCAAGATCATAAAGCAATATCTTCCAGTCATGAACAAGCTAATCAACAAGTATTTGAGTAGCATGGAGTTCTATGTCAACTTCAATATCAATGAAAGCTTTGAGGAGGTCATCAAGTCTCGCCATCGTGATGAATTTGCCTACGAGAACTTTTCTGAAGGCGAAAAGCAAAAGATCGATCTGGCACTACTATTCACTTGGAGAGCAATTGCCAAGATGAAGAATAGCGTGAATACCAATTTGCTGATACTGGATGAAATCTTTGATAGCTCGTTGGACTCAAATGGTACGGAAGAACTATTGAAGATTTTGAACTCCATAAGTAGTGATACCAATGTTTTTGTTATTAGTCACAAGGGCGATATTTTGTTTGACAAGTTTAGATCAATAATCAAGTTTGAAAAGATCAATAATTTTTCAAGGATTGTGAAATGATGTATAATGATGATTCTTCCAATGTTCAAACGCATGCAGTAAAAACCAAGATTGTGACGGTACAACATACTGTGACAGAATTTTGGTTAGAAAATATGTCGATAGACAAGAAGCAGATCTTCGAAGATCTCATAAAAGAAAAACTAGCCAACGAAATGGCTAGAACATTGTTGAAGGAAAATCTTGTACTATTTACAAAAGAATCTCATCCGGATAAATTTGATACGATCTATCGTGCCAGATGTTATTTGGCTAATAAAGAAGATGTGGCTTTGATTGCAAATATCAAGTGAGGATAAGATGATAGAAAACGGAATGCTAAAGATCAATACGGCGGCGCAAACAATAAGACCGTATGAAATATATGATCTAGTCAAATCTACGGATCCAGTATTGAAGCAAGTTTGCAAGCCATTTGATTTTGCAAATCCGCCAATTGATCCAATTCATCTTGCGTCATCTCTTTTCGAGACGATGTTCAAGCATAGTGGTCTTGGTTTGGCTGCGCCGCAAGTTGGCATACCTTATCGTGTATTTGTCGTTGGATATGACAATACGAACAAGCAGGTATTCTTCAATCCAGAAATCATTGAAAGATCTCAAAGAGAAGATGATCATCTTGAAGGTTGCTTGACGTTCAAACGTCTATTCTTCAAAGTTTCTCGTCCACAAGAAATCAAGGTCAAATATCAACATGTGAATGGTGAGTGGAAAGAAGATAAATTCGTCGGTCTTACCGCTCGTTGCATTCAGCACGAATATGATCATCTTGATGGCATTTGCTTTACCGAGAGAGTTGGTAAAACTACTCTGATGATGGCGAGAGAAAAAGAACGCAAGATGCGTATCAAAATGACGCGAAATGCTGTATAGTGAATTTATGTATTGGGAGAATCCCATGATGAGTGATAGTGATTTTTTGCATTGGCTTCGCGATAGACTAATCAATGTTCACGGCGAAGACAACATGAGTGATCATATGATTAGACTATATAAGATTGCAAGGAAATTGGAAGATGATGATTCATATTGGAACGAAATAACGAAAAATAAGTATAGAGAAACCGATTGATTTGATGTATAATACGTTTTTTATGGGATGATATGATGTACCAGAAATATACTGTTGCCGATGTAAAAGAGTCTTCAGCGAGAAGACTGTTCAACGTCATTTCCACATTTGCAGGTGGCGGTGGATCTTCCACCGGCTATCGTCTTGCGGGTGGAAATATCATTGCAATCAATGAATTCGTTGAAGAAGCAATCAAGACATACTCGACAAATTTCCCAGATACAAAGATCATTCCCGGCGACATCAAGAAATTGACAGGTAAGGACTTTCTAGAGACGGCTGGTCTAAAGCCAGGTGAACTTGATTTACTTG